CGGGGTCGTAGCAATAGAACGATTGGCTGCTGATGTAGCGACCGTAAGGCACCAGCTCGCCCAGCCATGATCCTGCCTCATCGTACGTCAATGGCCCGGGCCCAACCTCCGAATCCCACCAGAGGACCGTCGGTGGGTAGGTGCCGCGATCGTTGCGTGCCTGAATCCGCCCGTCCCGCGAGTCGAACGTGAGCTGCACCTCCGTCGTCTCGGCCGCGTCGATCACCAGGTCGTGATACGGGGCCACCGCCCCGCCGTCGAGACGCGACAACGTGTGGCCGCTCCCGTAGTGGCCCGGTACCAGATAGGGCCGGATCCGCACGCTGATCGTGTCGTGGCCAGGGAGCGGCGAAAGCCACACCTCGGCCCAGCCGTCCGCCTCGCTCATCGTTGCGCTGGCATAGTCGCCGCTGATCCGGATCCCAACCCCGCTCCAAGCACAAAACGGATCCCGACGACCGCACCTGATGCGCAGGAGCGTATCACCGTCGACAGGTCCGTAGTTGAAGTCCCCATCGTCGATCGACTCGACCTGAAACGCGACCTCGTCATCCTCAGCCACCCCCAGCACGAGCGGCCCCGCGTGCCCGGCCAGGCCGCGGAAACGGGCGAGGAAACCATCCTTGCGGCACTCCTGCCAATAGCACTCGAACGCCACGGCGGAGAGTTGCGGGACGATGGCAACCGCCTGGCGGCCGGCGATCTCCCCATCGCCTATGCTGGTCATTGAAGATGGCTCAACCTCATCAATGACACAGACCGGCTTGGACGTGGGCGGAATCTCGCACGGCCCCGTGATGGCCGCGGCCAGCTCGCAGGAAGCCGGCTGGTCGTCCCATTCAATCGGATAGGTCCCGACCACAGTCTCATCGGGGTCCAAAAGGCTGCATTCACCTTCACCCGGACCCACGATCCCCGGATTGCCGATCAGCATGTAGAAGTAGAGGTAGAGGCGGAGCCTGGCCCCCTCACAAACGAACCGGAAGAAGATGGGCTGGGGCCGCGACGTGTCGAGAGAACCGTCAATGACCGTTCGGACATTGACCCATTGACCGGAAGTAATTGACTCAACACACAAGCTCATATCAGGCAGGCATTCGAGCGTATTAGGATCGAGCTTGCAGCAGGCGTTCCCCGTGCCGATCGGGCTCATCGCACAAAACCGCCAGATTGCGGCAAATAGCCCAAAGTGCAATCGCGCGAGCGCCTCCGCCGGATTACACGCCTCGACGATGTCGCTGTTGCCCTCAGCGCTCAGCCAGTCGATCGCCGGTGTGAGGCTCGTGAGCCGGGCCTTGCGGCTCTTGGCGGCGTGCGCGGAGTAGCACGGGCACGGGCAGCACGCGCCCACCAGGTTGGTAATCACTCCACGGGCTCCAGCTCGGGGCACTGGCTCTGCCCGCACTCCCACCCGACGAGCTCGTAGCGCGAGTCGGCCGCGATCCATTGGATCTGGGCGGTCACACCCGGGGGGCACCAGGCCCGCTCGTAGGGGTTGAACGTGTAGTATTCCACCTCGCCCCGATCCACCGTCCCCCACTCGCCGGGGGGGATTCCGTAGATGAACGGGTTGGCCCGCACCGTGCCGCGGATCAGGGCAGATGACGCCCCGGCCTTCGCTCGCGCCTGGTGGGCCCACGGCGCCATCGTCTCCGAGCGGGGCGTGCGCTCGTGGGCCTTGACCGTCCTGGCGATGCGGGCGGCGCTCTTGCGATCGAGGGTGTAGCGTCGGGCCGGCATGGGGCACCTCGGGGCGGTCAGGCCGCGGAGGGGAGGGAGAGGGCCGACCAGTCGGATCGGCCGCAAAGCTCGAAGTGCAGGTACACTGGGCCGTCGGCCTCCTCATCGTCGGCCAGCGGGATCCCTGCACCGTTCAGCAGCGCGGGAACCGTGACCGGGTCGCCGTTCGCGTCGTCGATCGACACTTTGCCGGCCATTCCGCCATCGACTCGATAGAAACCCTGATCCAGGACCCAGGTTTCATGCAGTCGGGTCGTGTCGATCAAGATCGTGTAGGACACCGACCAGACCCACGCGGACGAGCTGGCCAGATAGGTTCGGCTGAATTTGATGTCGTCCATGTACAGGGCACGGGCCGGGTAGGTGATGCCGTCGATCGCCACCTCGTCGTCGTTGGTGGTGTCGATCGCGCCCCGCCACATGGCGATGTCGCCGGAATTGTAGGATTCGAGGCGGGTGATTGTGATGGTCTGGTACAGGTAATCCCGCTCCAGATCCGGGTAGGTGTCACCGGCGGAATTGACCAGGGGTACGAGACCTTGGTACTCCCCCTCTTCGTCGTACTTGAAGGCTGCCTGTGCCGTCTTGCGGACGCGGGTGAAACCGTAGCTGATGTCCGGCCGCCAGTCGAGCGGATTGGCCGATGGGTAGAGGGCCCCGGTCCCGGGATCGGGCGCCTCGACGACGGCCTGGGCGAAGAAATCGACCGTCGCCTCGGTGTATCCAAAGGTGCATTCGATCAGGACCGTGCCGCCATCGTCGGCCGACTCCTGGGCGCGCACGCTCTTGCACCGGATCGCCGGCTTGGCGGTGCCGTCGGCCACCGTCAGGCCAGGCGTCCAGGGGTCGCCGACGGCATAGGGCAGAGCCCAGGCGTCGGGGTCGTCGTCGGGGTCGAACTCGGCCTCGTAGCGCTTGGTCCAGACGGGATTGCGCTTCTCGTCAAACGAGTAGGACCGGCCGCCCTTGGTTTCTCTGAGGTTGGAGAGTGCCATCAGCGTATCACCACAGTGCCGGGTTGTCCGTTGTCCCGATTCCAGGCGTTGGCCTCGTTCAGGGCGCGGTCGATCGACTCCAGGCGCTTGAGCTGGTCGCGCTGGATCGGATCGTCCTGGGGCACGACAGCCGGGCCCCCGGCCCGGAACCGGGCCAGGGCCTCGACCGCGGCGCCGCTGCCGGCCTCGGCCGTGACGGCCAGGCCGCGGTGCTCGGCATCCCAGGCCCGCAAGTTTCGGAGCGACTCGGCCGCCCGGTCGGCGGCGGCGGCCTCAGCGTCCAGGTTGACCTTGTTGCGCATGAGCTGCGCCGCGTTCTCCACCTGAGCCTGGGTCGCTCCGCTGACGGCGAGCTGGTAGAGGGACCAGTATTCGGCCCCACCCAGGAGCGCGGCCCCGTATTCGTCCTGGAGTCCGCCGATCATCGACTCGGTATTGTCGGCCAGCTCCTTGGCGGCTTCCTCCGCCTCCTTCTTGGCCTTGGCGCTGGCCTCGGCCTGGGCCTTCGCGTCGGCCTTGGCCCTGGCGGCGCGTGCTGCGGCCTGCCGCTCGGCCGCCTCGGCGGCGGCGTCGGTGGCGGCGGCGGCTTGCTGGGTCGGCTGGACCAGTGCGACGGCGGCGCCGGCCAGGTCGTTGAAGAGGTCGAGCGCCCCGGCGAGGGGTCCGGCGACGGTCGATCCGACCACGTTTTTCAGGTCCGTCCAGTTGGCTCCGAGCCGTTGCAGCTCCGACCCCAGCGTCCCCTGGGCGGCCTGGAGACTCCCGGTTGCGACCTTGCCGCCCTCCATGAGCAGGGCCAGGGTCGCCTGCTTCTTGCTGTAGTCGGTCAGCTCACTGGCCGACGATGCCAGACCCATTTCGAGGGCCTTGGCCTCGACCTTGGCGGCGGTCAGGGCGATGTTGAAGCGCTCGAGCGGGTCGAACTCGCCGCGCAGAGCCGCGGCCATCGCCGTGAAGACTTCATCGGGGTTGGCGGCGTTGAAGGCGGCGAGATTGAGCCCCATCTCGGTGAGCTGGGTTCCGATCGTCGCGGCCTCGCCGCTAGTGTAGCCCGCGGCCTTGAAGGCGCCACCGAACGACACGGCCGCGTCCATCACCTCGGCTTTGACCTGGCCGAAGCTGCTGGCCATCTTGCCGGCGAAACCGTCGATGATGCCGGCCGACGACCCGAAGATAACGGCCGCGCGCCGCACGCCGGCCTGGGTCTGCTCATAGCCTAGACCCGCGTCGACGGCCGCGTCCTTGAGGGCCCAGACCTTCTTCGTCACCATCGCCACGGCCGCGGCGGCCAGCCCGGCCTTGACCGGGACCGACCCCATCAATCCCGCCAGTCCGCCACCGGCCCCACCCGCTCCGCCCTCGCCTCCGGCGTTTTTGGCCGCTTCCTCGATCAGGGCGAGCTTCTTGCGCACCTCCGCCAGTCCCTTGTCCATGGGGCTGGCGTTGATGCCGACGCCGAAGGCGAGCTGTCCGAAGAACGCCATACGTCACACCCTGTCGGTCGAGGTCCTGGGGGCGGTCGCCTTGAGCGCGGCCATCATGTCGCGGTTGGACTGACGCCGGGCCGGGGGGCGGATGGGCATGTAATCACGGGGTCTCACGGGCCGGGACTTGGACGAGCGCAGGTGATTGCAGACGGCCGCGGTCGTGATGCCGGTCTGGAGCCAGGGGTTCGGGAGGCCCTCGACCCGGTCGTAGGCTTCCCACGCAGTCAGGATCCGGGCGGGGAGCGACTCGTAGAACCCGATCGGATCGGGGATCCCCAGCAAGAGCGCCAACCGGAAGCAGAGGAGCATCCGGGGGCGCTCGGTCAGTTTTTTGCGAGGGCCTCCGCAACGTCGGGGGCCAGCTTGTTGATCAGTACCGCGGCGTCGGCCAGGGGCTCGAGCCAGGACGTCGGGGCTTGTGACAGGGCGGTAATATCCTCGTTGGAGAAGATCCGCCGGCCCTCCTCGTCGCGGAGCGAATTGGCGACGAACGACGCCCGGAGGTTCCGGCGGTTGGGGCTCGATAGCATCGCGTCGAACCGATCACGGTCGGCGGCGGTCATCTCGACCACATAGGCCGTGTCCCCGGTCGGCAGGGCGACGGCCTCGCGGCGGGGCTGGGTGGTGCGAGCTGATTCGAGCAGGCGGTTGCGGAGATCCATGCTGAGCATCCTTCGAGCGGAGTAATGCACGGCGAATCATTGAGACGCGGCGGGAGCGGGGTCAGGGCGTCGGCACGCCCGGGTTGGACCACACGACGGCGGAATTCACGCGGAGGACGATGTCGGCTTCGAGGTTGCCCTCCTCGCCCGCCTCGGCCGGCTTGATCGACTTGATATAGCCGCTGAATGCGGCCTTGGCCTCGACCGAAGTGCCCTTCAAGAACGACATCTCGCACGACTTGTCGGTCAGGTCCGTGGCCATCGCCAGGAGGTCGTCATGCACGTCCGGGTCGAACTCGATCCGGGCCGACGCCTCGCCGTAGTCCACGAGCTGGCTGGGGCGGGTCTTCACGACCAGGCCCTCGCGCGTGGTGCAATTCACATCCGCCCGCTCGAATCCGGGCGGGGTCAGGCTGAGGACGCCGACGACGACGGCGCCGATCTTCAGCTCTTGCTTCTCGGTCGGGACGGCTTCGAATGCCATCGATTTCGCTCCGCATGGGTCAAAGGTTGTAGCGGACTCGATACGTCTGGGTCACCCGGCCGGCGGCCCGATCGGTCCCGTCGCGCTCCAGCTCGGCCGTGTCGACCTCATCCTCCCGGGCGACGTAGAACAGCACGGGACCGGCGTCGTGGCCGTCGAGCACGTTGGCCACGGCCGCGGCCACCCGGGCGGCGGTCGGTGAGTCGGCCGCGAAGCTGTCGAGCTGGAACCGGGCGGCCGACTGGGTCGGCTTCGACCCGTCCCGGGTCCGCTCCGGATCGTCGCCGACCAGGTGGTGACAGACGAACGGCCGGGGTGCGTCCTTGGGCCCGGGGAACGGGTAGACGCGGCCGGCGATCAGGGCGGCGAGCGGGGCATCGGCCTTGAGCAGCGCGACCAGTGCGGCGCGGGGGTCGTTAGGCATGGGCGTCGAGGCCCAGGGCCTTCGCCTCCCGTGCGACTCCGGATCCGATCCGGTCGCTAATCAGGTCGCTCGCCTCCTCACGCCGCGACGCGGCGGCCCGACGGCCGGGGGAGGCGGGGAAGATGTT